GTAGATGATTATATTTGTTATGGTAAACATGCCGGACAAAAGTTATTTTACAAAGGTATTAAACTATTATTGTTATTTGATGACCAAATAATAATGAAAGTAGGAGACCCAACACATCTAGACCCAACATTTAATTTAACAAAAATATAAATAATAGTTGCATTTTTTTATAAAATGTGATATAATAATAATATAGACACGTAATACGTTTGTTTCGTGCACAACGGAGGATAATATGGAAGACAATTGGAGTGAAGTAGATACTTCTAAAAAAGAAGAACCTAAAGTAGAGTTTGAAGTAGAAAAAGAACCAGAAAAAGTTGAGGCAAAGCCTGAACCAGTTCAAGAAAAAAAAGAAGAACCTAAAAAAGAAGAACCACAAGAGTTAGATGGTATTCAAACAAAGGGTGCTGAAAAAAGAATTAGACAATTAATACGTCAAAGAAAAGAAAGAGATGAACAGATAGCTCAACTCATTCAACAAAATGAAAAACTAAAAAGTTCATACAGCACAAAAGAAAACGAGTTTCATAAAGTAAGTAAATTAAACTTAGATGCAACTGAAAAACAATTAAAAGATAAATTAGATTTAGCAAGAAATGCTTATGCAGATGCTTTTGAAGCACAAGATAAAGAAAAACTATTAAAAGCACAAGAAGCATTAAATGAAGCACAGACTGATTTAAAAAATGTTGCAGTAACAAAAAGTAAATTTACTGAACAACCAGTACAAAAAGAACAAACACCACAACCAGTACAACAACAACCAGCTCAACCAGACCCAAGAGCTGTAGATTGGCAAGCAAATAATGAATGGTTTGGTAAAGATAATATTATGACTGCTTCAGCTTTAGCAATAGATGCTGAATTAAAAAATGAAGGATACAGTCCTAATGATGAAGATTTCTATGATGAAATAGATAAAAGAATGCGTACAGCTTTTCCAAATAAATTTACAACAAAGGAAGAGCCAGTACAACAAGAACGCACTGATGGTTCGTCATCACCATCTCAAGTAGTTGCTGGAGGGTCACGTTCCTCTCCAAATCCTAAAAAGGTTAAACTATCTCAAGAAGATGTTAGATTAGCTAATAAATGGAATATACCACTTGAACAGTATGCTGCCGAAAAGATGAAGGTAACGAAGTCTGAAGGTGACTATACAACAATAAATATGCAACGTGGAGGTAAATAATGACACGAATAAATACACGTAGTTCTCAAATAAGGGAAGCTAACGAAAGAGCACAAACAGAGTATGTATTTGAAGAACCTAATCAAACTCAAATTCCAAAAGAAGTTGAGGAGAAGTTCAAAAATTCAGGCATGACCTTGGGGTGGCTTCGTATTGATTTAAAAGATAAAGAAGATTATCAAAATATCGGTAGGAAACAACAACAGGGCTGGGAGTTTGTGACTCCAGAGGAAGCACCAGAGATGGGAGCAATTTCAGTCGTGAGGAAAGAAGGTCGCTATTCAGGAGTAATCTGTCGTGGAGATTTAGCACTAGGTAAAATACCTACGTTCAAACTGGAAGCGAAAAAAGCACATTACTTAAAGAAATCAAAGGAAATGATAGGAGCTGTTAATCAACAATTAATGGGCGAAAATAATCCTTTACCTGTAAGTAATGCAAGTAAAAGTACTGTGACGAAAGGTAGAAGACCCTCGTTTCAGGACTAATTTTTTAATCAACTTTTTTTCTAAGGAGAATTTATTATGGCTACAAGTTTTAATCCATTCGGTTTTCTTCCTGCTCGAAAAAGAGATGGTCAGCCAAACAGTGAAGGTTATGGGCAGATAGTACAGCCTGTTTCAAATTCAGCTATTGGTATCGTATCACTTCTTCCAAATGACATTTATGCTGGAGATTTGATTGTTATTGATACTGCTGGAACTATTACACCTTTAGCTTCAACATCATTGAAGCCTTCTGGTGTTTTCCAAGGATGTCAATATGTAGAAAATGGAGAACCAAAATTTTCTAGATATTTTCCTGGTGGAACATGCGTTACTGATGTCAAACTTCATGTCATTACAGACCCTGCACAAACTTATTTTGTTCAATCAGATGCTACTTTGTCAGATGGTGAGATTGGTATTGTAAATAGCTATACAGCTACTGTATCAGCAGCTGATGCTGGTAGTAGAATTACAGGACAATCTAATTATAGATTAGTAGGAGCTCCAGTTGGAGTTGCTGTAGAAATAGGTGCACATGCAAGAGTTGTTGGTAGAAAAGACTTAGATGGCGATTCTGTCAATGGTAATGTAACTGATACTGACCAGTATCCAATCGTTGAAGTTTATTTAAGTGGACACAGAAGTAATTTTGTGAAAGCTCAAGTTTCAACATCTGTATAATAACTAGGAAAGGAAATAACACATGGCAATAAATAGAGCTGCTATAAGTAAAGAGCTCCTTCCTGGATTGAATGCAGTCTTTGGAATGGAGTATGGAGAAGTTAATAATGAACATGAGCCTCTATATGATATAGAGAACTCAGACAGGTCTTTTGAAGAGGAAGTCCTCTTTACAGGATTTGGTACTGCACCAACTAAACTAGAAGGTGCTGCTGTAACTTTTGATAACGCAACAGAAAGTTATGTCGCAAGATATAACAACGAAACTATCGCACTAGCTTTTGCTATTACTGAAGAAGCAATGGAGGATAACCTCTATGACACTTTTTCAAAGTTAAGAGCAAGAGGTTTAGCTAGAGCAATGGCAAACACAAAGCAACAGAAAGCTGCTGAAGTTTTCAATAATGCTTTTACTGCCGGTGCTTCAGCTATCGGTGATGGACAAGCATTTATCAGTACAGCACATCCAACAGTAGTTGGCGGAACACAAAGCAATTATGCAAATAATGGTACAAATGCTGACTTATCTCAGACTGTACTCGAAACATCTTTAATACAAGTTCAAAAAACTAAAGATGATAGAGGCATTTTGATAGGAGCAGGAGCTGTATCATTACATATACCTAACGATTTAATCTTCGTTGCTGATGTAATTTTAAACACCCCAGGTACAACTGGAAGTGCAGACAATGACATCAACAGTCTAAGAAACATGGGCATGGTGCCTAATGGTTTCTTTGTGAACAGAAGATTTAATGACCCAGATGGGTATTTCATAAAAACTGACGTTCCAAATGGTACTAAGATGTTCAATAGAACACCTTTACAAACAAAAATGGAACCTGATTTCGATACCGGAAACATCAGATTTAAAGCAAGAGAAAGATATTCTTTTGGTGTGTCTGACTGGAGAGGGTATTTCGGAAACCCAGGAGTCTAATAGCAAATTATGGGAAGGTATGAGTTACTCTGCCTTCCTATACTAATATCAAGGAATTAATATGACAACAAACATTACATCAAAATTCATACAAGGTACTGGTGTAGCAGTAACTACAGAAGGTGATACACGTATTCTAGCAATACATGCATACTCAACTGTTAATGGTACTATTGATATTGAAGACTCTAAAGGAAGTAAGATTAAATTTCAAGTTCCAGCGAGTGGGCAAGCAGATATTTATATAGGAGAACTTGGTATTAGATGTAGAGGAACAGTTAGTGTTTCTACACCTGGTGCTAATGGTGGGATAACTTTAATAGTAGGATAATACATGCCTTCGTTTTCATTTTTAAAAACTGATTTAATTAACACTACTGAAAATGATTCTTCTGAATATGAAAGTCAAATATCGAATATTGTAGAAAGAGCAGAGAGTAGATTAATGAAAGAACTAGATGATTCTGGTTTAGATAATTATTCTACATTTACATTTACAGCAGGAGACCCTGTAGTAACTGTACCAAGTGGAACATTAGTTGTTAGAAATGTAAATTATAAAACAAGTGTTTCATCTAATATAACAACACTATTGCAAAGACCATATGAGTATGCAATAGATTATTTTCCTCATGCAAGTGCATCTACAGGAACACCAAGATACTATGCAAGGAAAAATAACACAGAGATTTATGTTGTACCTACACCAGCTTCTGCACTTACTGGTGAGATACAAGTTACAAAAAGACCTTTAGCATTAGCTAGTGCTACAGGAACAAGTGCTACAACATCAAACTATTTTAGCGAGTTTTGTTATAATGCTTTGTTTGATGCATGCATGGTAGAGTCAATGGTATTTATGAAAAACTTTTCTTTAGTACCAGCTATGGAAGCAAAGTATAAAAACTCTATAGATGGTTTACGTAACCAAGCTAGAAGAACTAGAAGAGATGATATGCAAAGTCCTGCTAATCCGTTAGGTGGACCAACACCAGTTATTAAGAATGCAGACTAATGGCTATTAATAGAAGTAATATAAATTTACAAGTAACAAGAGGCAATAAAATGAAAATGAAAAAAAGAAAAGCAGGTGGTTCTTTTCCAGATGTAACTGGAGATGATAAAACAACCATGAAAGATGTTTTAGTTAAACGAGGAGTATTAGAAAAAAAAGGTGATAAGTTTGTAGTGGCTAAAAAACAAGATGGTGGTGGAATAGAAGATGATATAAAAAAAATTACAAAACCAGGTAAAAAAGGTGGTCAAAGATTTAAAGATTTTAGAAGAAAACCAACATTAAAAGATATTAGAAAACCTGTTAAAAGAAAAAAAAGAATAGCTGCTAAAAAAGGAACACCTGGAGGAATGGCATATCAATTATATGGTGGCAGCACTAAAGATTTTTCTGATGGTAATAAATTTATACAATCTTTTTATGATAAAGGAGGAAAATAATGTTAAGAGGAGCTAGACCTAAAGGTTCCCCTAAACCTACTAAAGGTTTATATACAAAAAGAGGAACCAATAAAAATAAAAAACCAAAATTTTTAAGAGGTGGAACAACTGGTAAAGGAACTGTATTTAAAAGTACAAAAGACGTCATTGCTGAAAAGAAAAAGAAACCAATTAGAAAACCAAATTTATTAGAAAAAATGAAGGCAACAAAAACTAGAAAAGAAATGTTAGACCCAATGCGTAATATTACAATAAACCAAGGTTTAGATATGATAAAAAAGAATCTTAAAGTTGAAAAATCTAGAGGTGGCATAATTGATGGTAATGATTTAGTTGCTTCATACTATGAGAAAGGATAAAAAATGGGACAGTTTATAGGTAAAACAATTATAGAAGGTGGGCAAGGTAGAACCATCAAAAAGTATGATTTAAATAATATTGTAGGTAGACCAACTGGAC